TCAGAAACAGTAGCGGTAACTAGGTTTTTTAATACCTTATAACCATTTACTGTAGATTCTGTCCAACTACCTTGTGTTAAAGCCATTTCTATACCTCCTTATGCGAATTTAAGTACAGCATGGGTTTCTGGTAGACTAATCTCAAGACCTGCCTCAGTTATGATTTGGTCTTGACGTCCATCAACGCCCGGGTCCTGTACATTGGTTTCTACAAAAGTATCACGGCTTATTCCATTACCGGAAAGTGGTCGATAAGCTACATTACCCATATCAACTGCTATGCAATAATCTTCCCACATACCTCTTAGTAAAGGCTCAGCAACGAAATGCAAATTACCAAAAATGGTATTCACCTTAGTTACTGTATGCCCAAAGTTACCGGGAATACTAGTTACATCGAGTCGATACTGGTCAGCACCAACTGAGTTATTCAAGAAAGAACCATTGCCAAGCTTATTCAGATAGGAAATAACTTTTCTTGAAGCTAACACGAGTTTACTCCCTGAATTTCCACTTTCCGGTGCAAAGAAATCTTCCATTGCATCCGAGAAAGCATCGTATCCAGACGAAGCATAACTCATATTATATACCTTACCATTAGCAGATGCATAAGGAACTATTCCATGAGAATATCTAGTAGGAGCACCACCACCTGAAGCTTCTCCAGCTGCAGTAATAATACCATCACCAAATAACATGGCTTGTTCAATATCCATCTTATGTTCCATGAGCTTGTCCTGCCATATTCTCTGATATTCGTTTTTTATACCACGATATTCAGTAGCCATGGAAGTACCTGAAAAGATATTCATGCCAGTTTTGAATATTTGACAATATCCTTCTCTGTCATACATCTTATCTTCCCAACCAAGCGGAGTATCCGTTCCCTCAGCCCATGCTGAACCGATAACCTGACCTTTATTTCCTACTCCAAACACAGTAGCGGTTGGGATTGTTGTCCCAACTGCAGTGAGTTTTTCACCGGAAATTTCAGTTCTGCCATCGGAAGTACGATGAGCAATATCAGTTCCATCGTGAGCACCTGATGCAGAACTATTAACTACTGTATCTTCCTCAACTTTGAAACGATAAACAACACCATCGTTTGCTTTTACAGCTAGTATACAACCGGGTACAATAAATGGACAGTGAGAACCACTGCTTATTTTACCATACTGGTCATATTTTGCTGTTACGATTAAATCTTCACCAGCATCTACTGCACCACCATGAGCTTCTGCTCCTGTTAGTGTCAATGCTGTTGTGGAGATTTCAAAATTACGTCTTTGCCATTGATGTCGCTGCTCTAAGAACTTAAACACAGGGTCATTAGTCGATTTCTTAGCAACCTTGCTAAGATAAACAAAGAATGGAGATTGCTGTGGGGCTAACTCCGCTACTCTGTCACCAAAATTAAAGACTCTCCGTGTATTATCTAGGTCAGCTGTTCCGCTACCAGCGGCAGACGCAACGTTACTATATACTGTTGCCATTATAGTAACCTTCCTTTAATTACACTCAATCCTATCAACTGCTTTTACGCCTTCAAGGCAAGTGTCCCATACGGGTTTTAAAATGGATTCTTTGATTTATAATTACTCACCATTGAATCCATTATTCTGTCTTCTGCAGACCCTTGTCCCCCAGCACTCTGTCCAGAGACTATACCCATTGGACTGGCAACTTGCTGGGCCCGCTTAGTCTGTTCGAAAACAGCACTTCCCGTTCGCACGGGAGCGGGTGGTCCACCTTCGCCACCTTTTTCCATTTGGTACAATCTCCAAAGATTATCAATCGTTATTGATTCATCAGATGAGAACTTATCAACAAACTCCTTTATTTCATCATCAGAAGCATTATAACTCTTCTTAACATGATTTGCTACGGAATTTAATTGTTGATATTCTTGTCTCTGGGCTTCCCTGACAGCTACTTGACGTCTTTGTTCTTCAACAAAGTCCATTCTCTCAGCTCTGGAAAGCTCAGCCTGATATTGCGAATGCAACTGAGTATACTCATCCATAGTATCTCTCCAATCATCAATACTATCCAAGTATTGAGCTGAATTACTCTGTGGGTCGGTATACGCTTCTTCACGACTGAAATTACTAGGTTTCACAGGTCTCTCTGGTGGAGCTGGAAAGTCAGTATCATCTTCTTTCTGTGTTCCTGCCTGAGATTGCTGATTTTGCTGGTTAATAATATTTAACTGATTCTGAAGTAATTGATTATGTTCTCTAAGACCAGTTAAGTCATTCTTAGCTTTATCAGCCTGTGATTGCCAATACTGATAACGAACTTCTTCATTATCCGGGTTAATCACAGTTTCAGGTTGTGGAGTAACAGATTCTTCCTGAGCTTCAGGTATTCCCATTAATTCATTAACAGAAGCTGAAGTTTCCTCTTCTCCTACCGGTGCGAATGCATCCGGTTGCCTGGTTTCGTTACCACCAAGCATGACATCGTCTACAACGGGGTCAGACTGAGGAGCAAATTGTCCTAATTCATTCCGGGGCTGAGTATCCGTTAATTGTGTTTCTTCCACGATTATCTCCTCTGGTTGCTTCCCTATTCGGGCTTTTTGGAAGGTGAACCATTTTTTATTTTTTTACTTTCTTTCAAGGAAGCCTCTCTGACTTCTCTCTTGATTTGGCCCATTGCGTCATCAAGGCGTTTCTCAAAGACTGTTCCTGCAGCTTTCGCTTTGGTAGAGGTTGAGTCTAGGTCTGCCTTAAATTTTTCTATTTCTGCACGCTGTTTAGCGTGGAAAGCTTCCCTCTCACGAGTCTGAAGGTCGCCCTGTAATTTTTTAATATTTGTTTGTGCCGCTTGGAGTTGACTCTGTAATTGCTGTATAACATCTGTTCTTTCGAGTACACCCTCCATATCAAAAACCTCTGTTTTCTTTAAAACTTCAAGTTTATCAATAATTCCCTTTTCATAGGCGTCCATATACATCTCAAGCTGAGCATATCTATTCGTTGGCAATGTAGAACCAGTCACTACAATAACATCATATTTTCCAACATCCAGTCTATGGACAACATTTGCCAATTCTCCCTTATCATCATAAAGCTTCTTATTTATAGCAAATTTGCTCGTTGAATTATTAGGTCTTAATAAACGAACAACTTTTTCTTCTTTATAAAGTTGCTGCATCATTGGTATAGCTATCTCACCAATCCTTTTTAAGCCAACCTCAATATCCATTAATTTACTTTTCATTTTTCTCTGACCAAACTCATCCAGACTAATAGTAGCCTTATAAGTATTAGGAGCAACCTGTGAGTTCCCCATCATCATTTCGTAGAGGCCTAATTGATGGTCTATATCCGATTTTGCCGTCGTCTCATTGGAGTAGAGTTCATTTGGAAGGGGTGATGGCTGAACTGGCACAGGTTGTCCTTGGTCGAAATCACACTCAATTGCTACACCCGGCTGAGCCCACTTCTCTTCAAATTCTCGCATATCTATAGAACCCGACGGTATGAGAATCTTGGTATTTGTGCTTGTTGTAGCATGAGCAATAATCAAGGAACGAGTCTTATTGATATATTCCTGTAAACCCTTGACCATCCTAACATCTGATACGGGATATGGAGTTCTCGTATGCTGATTCATAAAGAATACAATAGGATATTTGTCAATTGGTAAGAGCCTCTTATAAAGAAGCTTATCGCCCATTATGACGCACATTTTAATTCTTTTGGTTGGGACTACTACTTCCTCAATTCTCCCCATCTTAATTAAATCATAAGAAGTAACATTCTCAAGCTTTGGAGGTTCGGGTGGGAGTTCTCCTTTTTGCTTTGCCGTTTGTTCTTTTGCAGCATATTGCTTAATTATAGCATCCGCTACAAGTTTAGCCTGTTCTTCTCTTTCAAGGATTTGACCATTGATAACCCAATACTGCTTCTCAAGGAACGCAGGCCAATTTGCATCATCAATTAAATCTTCTTCTCCACTCCAATCCAGTTTTACTCTATGCATATTCACTACAATCTTAGAGTATCTTTCATAGCCCCTTACATATTCATCATTTTTTCCAAGAGTAGCTCTTGTTTCCGTTCCTGATGTTTCAGGAAAAATGAGTCCTATATCATCTGCCCTGTCTGTTGCTGGTCTATCAGATTGTTGAGCATCGGTGGATGCATTCTTGATAGCATTAGCATACATAGGATACAAACTTTCAGCCTGGTCTTTTGTAAAAAGTCTGCTTACAATTATATTCTCTGCATCATCACAAAATCTATCTCTTGAATTAGGGTCAATATAAATATCAAGCGGGTCTATATCATGAAGACAAATCTCGCCTTTTCCCATATCCATCATTGGGTCTATATAAACCTGCATCGCTCCCATACCCAATACATAATAATCATCGACCACATTTCTTAAAACTTGGTCTCCATCAGATATCTGCCAGACATATTCTAAAAGACCATTAATTGCCTGAGCAGTCTTATTATCACTATCTTCCCTTGGAGAAACCCTGAATGAAGGTTTATTAGCGGTTATCATTGCTTTTGCAGATTCTACCGCAGGATGAATCCGATTAATAACTATAGCAGCTTGACCTCTACCCTCAAGAGTTTCCTTTTGCTTAGTAGTCCATTGACGACCCAATCGGAATTCCTTATCTTCTTGTGCCTGTTGAGCCCAAGTTTCCCTATTATTACTATAGGTTCTCCAAATCTCTGAAGTCTCTTCAATAAACTTTTTATCTGACAATTCTTTTGGCATTAATAAAAGCTTCCTTCTTGACGTTGATAAGTTGGGGCAGAAACATTAGCAGCACTCTGAACATCTGATATATAATTTTGTTGATTAAGAGGCTCTAGCAATTGTTTATTAGCTCCCATTGCTTTATTCATTGCACCGGTAAATTGATTCATTATATCACCAGCACCCTCAACACCCATTCCTTTCATAGCCATACCTAAGAGACCTCCCTTTTTGCCGAATGCTCCTATACTCTTTCCAATTTTTGTATCTTTACCCAATAGTCCGCCCCAAGGTTTTTTCTCTCCTGTTTCAGCAATATCGCTTTCTACCTCGACCGCACCAAGGTTCGGTTTTGCATCTTCACCAGCTGAGTCTGCAGAAGGTACCTCTGGTATCTCTGTTTCAATAAATATAGGAACATCAGGAGTCTCTTTAGTAATATTTTGATTTTGTTGTATTACATTTCCCGAAACGTCGGTTGATGAGGATTCGTTAAAACCACCTTGATTTATATCTGCGCTTAGTGCATTCATATCAATCTTTTGACTGTCACTAGGTGGAGATAGATTCAGAGTTTGAGGCTGCCCCAATAAACCACCACTTGAAGATTGGTTTAAATATTGTTCAGTCTCTTCATCTAATAAAGATGGTATATCAAAATCACCAATCCCCTGTAACTCCGGATAAATCAGGGGGTAGTTATAGTCCTGACATTCGGCTATATCACCAGCATAGTCGTAGCTTTCGCAGGATATCTCTTCATACTGCTTCGACTCGTCATTCCATTCGAATACGACCTTAGTATTAATCTTCATTCAGGCTCTACAAGATAAAATCATTACTGAGTAAATTTAAACATTACATTGTCAACCAATCAAGAAGTTTCTTTGCCTTTTTCTTTTTCTTGCCATCGATACTAGTTTTTTTGCATGGAAAAGCTTTATCAAGGGCAATCCAGACAGCATCCATAATATCATCATGTCTTCCCCTTGGATAACTTAAAAACTCTTTTTGTGCTGTTATATCCTCTGGACGAAAGAAAAATTCCTTCTTTGCAAGCATAGGGACAAGACTAATCAAACGCTCTGACTTTCTAGTCCTAGGCTTGACCCC